CGCACACGTCGTGGTGCTGGTAACTGGGCAGTTGTTAGCCCAGAAGCACTAACAGTTCTACAAAGCGCAAGCACTTCAGCTTTTGCTCGTACAACTGAAGGTACTTTTGAAGCACCAACAAACACAAAGTTCGTCGGTACACTAAACGGCGCAATGCGTGTTTATGTTGACAGCTATGCTGCTGATCTTACAGCAGTTCTAGTTGGTTACAAAGGTTCAAGTGAAACAGACGCAGCAGCATTCTATTGCCCATACGTTCCACTAATGAGCTCTGGTACAGTACTAGATCCAACCACATTCGAACCAGTTGTAAGCTTTATGACCAGATATGGCTACGTAGAGCTCACAAACACTGCATCAAGCTTCGGCAATGCTGGTGACTATGTTGGTGAGATCGCAATGAGCGGTATTAGCTTCAGCTAATAACCACTTATAGAGATTACATCTCAAAACAGATTGGGGAAGCAGAAATGCTTCCCCTTTTTGTTGACTAAAATTATACAGCGAGAATTGCTGTCAGCACCATCCGTTAGCGTAATCCATAAATTGTAATTCTATAATACGTTCTTTTTGTTTATTAGTAAGGTTTGGTTTAGGATCTGATGCACGTAAATTTACTACAGTATGTGCACCTAGAAATAGTGCTAAACGATCTGTTTCTGTATAATAATAAACATCTGTATAAAAATCTGGATCAGGTCCTAGTCTAGCAGTATTGGTGCTACAATGTTCTTGAACCTGTAAACTATTAGTATAATAATAATTAAAATTTTCTAAAAATTCATCTAGTGTGTGTGGTCCTTGCCAGAGAGCATCCTGTGCACCAGTGGGTGAATACATTGTGTGATAAAAACCACTTACAAATTTCTCAATCGGATGTCTCCAAATTGCAACCCTGATATCACATTGGTTTAATTCTTGTTTATATTCATTAAAGTCTAGACTTTTACGGTATACACCCGGCGCATGTTTGTTAAAAGTATTGTATGCTTGTAATTCATGTGGATCAGCATCCCATAAAACCTGTGCTATATAACTTAAAACTGTGGTGCTGGCGCATTTTTGATTACGTACAATACCCCATGTTTTTCCTTGATGGTTAAATTTTAATAGACTCATGTAATAAATACTTATGCCCGCAAATTGGGCTTATGCGGACACCACCGCGTACCAAGTAGAACTTGGATTGGACTTCTTGAAAGGAGAAAACAAATGGGTAGACCACTAAGAAGAAGAGAAGACGTTACAACAGTCGCAAACGGATCTTCAGTAACAGTCAATAAAGCAGGTGTTTTAGGAACTGATTCACTATCAGGACAGCAAATACGCATGAACGCTTACATTCCCGAAGCAGACGGCGGTTCAAGCGCAGCAGCAACAAGCGCAATCCTACAAAAAGGAACCAAGCGTTTTCGTTGCACAACTGCTCAAGGCACAGGCACTTGCACACTCAGAGCAGTAGCAAGTGGATCACTAGCAGCAGGGCAGTGCCAGCTAACAGCAACAGACAGCGCCGGCGGAACATACTATGTTAGCCGTGTTTCAAACAACTGGATTGAAATTGGTGCTTTAGGCACAGGTTCACAGGTTGCAGTAGGCAATCGTGTACAGTGGGTAGATGATCAAACTTCAGCAGTTGCAATCAATACAGGAACATACGCAATTGGACATCCGTCCCAACCAGGCAGATTCCAAGTTGTAACAAACTAAAACTAGTTTGTATTGACAAACAAAAAAGGCTACAGTATAATTTATTGTAGCCTTTTTTAATAATATGACAGAATTTGCATTTGTACTAGGTAATGGTCGTAGTAGACTAATATTAAGCGTTAAAGATTTAAAAAAACGCGGAACTGTTTATGGTTGCAATAGGATATATGAAACTGACGAAGTAGACGTTCTTGTAAGCACAGATTTACCAATGGCTAAAGAAATCCAAGAATCTGGCTACAGCAAATTACACTCTCATTATACTAGAGAAGCAAATATAATTACGCACAGCGGAGCAAAGGCATTAGATAAACGTTGGGCTGGGTATAGCAGTGGACCAAATGCGCTAGCACTAGCAGCGAAAGCTAATCATCCTTACATTTTTATGCTAGGCATGGACCTAATCAGCGAAGATAACAAAATTAATAACATATATGCTGGCACACAACATTATAAGGATATTAATGATATTCTAACACCCTATACAAATTGGATAAACCAGATTCAACAAATAATAGGGGAATTTCCAAACCAACGATTTTATCACGTACATGCTTTGTTAAATTTTACACCAGAACCATGGAAACAATTTGTAAATTTTGAAACACAGAGTTTACTAGCATTCAAGGATATGATAAATAATTAAAATAGCATAATTAGGATCTAGTATGGCGAAAACGCAGCGTATAACTGGAAATCTTACTGTTGACCCTACTGGCAACTTTATTGTTTTAGCAGACACCGAAATTACAGGAAATTTAACTGTAACAGGAACCACTACAACTGTTACAACCACTAACACTGCTATTTCAGATCGCCAGATTGTTTTAAACGATGGCGAATCTGGCGCTGGTGTTACTGGTAGATACAGTGGGTTAGAAGTTGAACGTGGAAGTACCAGCAATTCTTGGTTGGTATTTGATGAAAATGATGACAAGTGGAAAATCAGCTACGATGGCGGGTCTACATTTTCAACAATAGCAACATCTATAAGCGGCGGAAGTGAAGTAGTTGATGATACATCACCACAGCTGGGCGGCGATCTTGAAGTTAATGGATTTAATATTGTTAGTGCAAACAGTAACGAAGATATCCAACTTGTACCCAGTGGCACTGGAAGAATTGCTATGTATGGACCTATAAAATTAAACGATCAAGGTGGAACTCCCGGCAGTGCTACAAATGCTACAGTTTTATATGCGGACACAGCCAGTGGTGGTGGCACCGGATTGTTTTTTGTAGATGGCAGCACCAGTGACGAATTAGTGAGTAAAAGTAAAGCCATCGTTTATGGATTAATATTTTAAGGATTTAATATAATGGCTATAGCTCAACAATTAGTTTCAAACTCAGCAACCACAATATATACATCAAGTGGCAGTAGTGCTACCACTTGTATTTTCTTTATGAATGATGACGCTACTGCGAAAACATTAGATGTTTATATTGTACCCAATGGTGATAGTGCTGCTACCACGACACAGATTATCAAAAGTTTGAGCATCGATGCCGGTGATACATATATCCTAAACATAGAAAAGATCGTACTTGCCAACGGTGACACTATTCAAGCAACAGCAAGCGCAATCAATAGTATCTACGCTACAGTAAGTTATGTAGGTATCTAATATGAGTAGATTCGTAAAAACAAAGAGTGTTGAAAGTAGTGTTAAAGCAGGTTCAGATGCTGGTCTTAGTGTTCCAGCTGGATCAACAGCTACACGCAGCACTGTTCCTATAGCAGGTGAACTTAGATTTAATACTGATACTAATACTTTAGAAGTATACAATGGTAGTAGTTTTTTGAGTATGGCAACTACTGGTTTTGCTAGTATTACACAAGACAGCTTTACTGGCGACGGATCAACTGTAGCATTTACAATGAGCACGAGTGTAACCAGCGATCAAACTCAGCGTATTATTGTTGCTGTAGGTAATGTTTATCAAAATCCAGCCAGTGCTTATACACTAAGCGGAACAACCATTACATTTACAAGTCCTCCTGGCGCCGCAGAAACTATCACAATAGTACACGGTTACGACAGCACAACTGGCGTTTAATTAACTAAGCATAAATAAACTTAATAGCACCCTGTCACCTCGGATGTTAGTACGGTGAGCGCAAGATAGCGGAGAGAACAAATATGGCAATTAGTCGTATTGGTGGTAAAGCACTCAGAGCGAACTTAGAACGTGATTCAGATCTTGCGTTTAATACAGATACTCTAGTCATTGATTACGCTAATGGTCGCATAGGCGTAGGTACCACAAGTCCCACAGTACAACTTGAAACCACTGGTAATGTTATCATTGGCGGTAACCTCAGTGTACTTAATAGTACCATTACTGTTGATGATATTCGTATGTTTGATAATATGATCACAACATACGAAACAAATACCAATGTTGTTATTGAACCCAACGGCAGTGGCATATTAGAAGTAAGAAGTGCTGGTGACTTTGGTAGCAATCAGATACATAATGTTCAAGACCCTACCGATCCACAGGATGCTGCTACTAAAGCATATGTAGATAGTGTAGTTAGTGGTGGTGTAGGTGGCGTTACTGGTATGACCGTAACGCTAGACACGCCAACTGATAGTAGTCTCACATCTCCAGGAGCATACACTGGCTGGACCACAGCAACATATGTAACTGATGCTATTGATGATCTTAATGAGATGATGGAAAATGTTCGTGCTAACACCTTTGTTAAAAGCGTGGACTTTACAGCAGATCAGACAACAGGCGGTGCTGGTTTAATAGTAACACTTACTATTACATCTGTGGGTAATCCTAATAGATATGATATTACCTGGGGAGACGGTACTACAACAACTGGTACAACTGATACTACACCAAGCCACACTTATAGTTCCAATGTAGGATCACCATTTGATGTTACTGTAAGAGCATATAACAACAGCGGCAGTGGCACTGGCAGTGAAGCAAGTAAAACTAGAGCAGATTATATTACAATTTATACTGCTGATCCTATTGTAAGTTTTGCAGCATATGCAGCATCAAGCGGCGGTTCAGCAATCACAAGTTGGGACGACGGTGATACTGTATACTTTGAAAACACAACAACAAACATTGGTGGAGCCACAATACAGTTTACTTGGGATTGGGGTGATAGTGAATCAGACGATGTTATAACAGATGACACTGCTGATGGCGGAACAGCCGGTGGGCGACTTGCTCACACGTTTACAGCAAGTTCGGAATCAGAAGTTTCTCGTACGGTAAGACTTACTCTGGATAGTCATAGTACAGCAACACCTGGAGTTGCTCCAACTTATGATGAAAACACATACAAAATTTATGATGATCATACACCAACAGTAACATTAGATGATAACAGTGGTGTAAACGAAGAAGGAACAAGTGGTCACGTTGTAAGTTTCACAAATACCACAGAAGCAGGTGTTGGCAGTTACAGCACATATGGTATTCAATATCAGTATCAGTGGGGTGATGGAACATCAAATACAACTGTAAATGCTGGCAGCGGTAGCGCCGGCGATAGAAACGTACCATTAAGTCATACATTTGCACTAAGCGCATCAAATCAAGCAAATGGTGTAGCAGTAGACTACACTGGTAACCTAAGAGTTATTAGCAGTCATACAAGTTCACCGTTTATTAGTAGTACATTTACAGTTCACGTTGAACCTGATGTTAGAGCAAATATTGCTGCTACCGCAGTGACAACCAGCAATGGTAGTAGTGACAATCAGTATACAATTTACGACTTTACTGATTTGAGCGGAAATAATCGTGCGCTGGTCCGTGCTACTAATACTTCACAAAACGCAGATGACTATGAATATGACTGGGCTGATGGAAGTGCAAACGACACACCTAGTGAAGATGGTTCCAGTGCCGGAAGTATTGGTGCCACGTTAGATCACGATTACACAGGACAAAGCACAGGTAGTTACAACCTATCATTTACAGCAAATGGCACACCTGATATTACAGCACAAACAGATACTGACACAAGTATTACATTTGTTCTTAAAGCAGTTCCCAGTCAACCCGGCAATTTAAGTAGCAAAACTATTACACTTTCAGATTCAGCAGTAGGTACATCACCATTGTTATGCGCTGGATTCACAGACAACAGTGATACGAGTCCGCTGTCAGCAGGCGATAGCCTTAATACAACAACAGCACGACGCTATACTACAGCAAGCGGAACTATTGATACAAGTACAGTAAATGATGCTTATAATGGCGCAAATGGTAGACTAACTGCAATTATTAACGGTGTTGATGCTGGTAATAAAACATTCACAACCAGTGTAAACGAGACGGGTACATTTACAAGTTTAGTAATTAGCCAACAGGTTGATTATCACAGTATTAGTGCAAGTTATCCCAGTGACTTCTATCAGGTATTTGATGCCAAGATTGCTCAGGCAATAACAAGTTATAGTGTGGGCGTAAATGACCAACGATTGGAACACAGCACCACTGGCAATACTAACTATGTTACTGTAGTATATGATGACATAACAGCATCGCCTACTATTAGTACAGCAGGCAGCCTCTCAGAAAGCAGCGGTGGAACCAAGCGTTATATATCAGGCATTCCCTATTATAATACAGGATCTCCCACACTTACACTAAGCGGAACAGAGATAAGCAATCTAACTGGTCAAGCATACACAAACCAAACAAACATTGTTGAAGTGGATAGCGGCACTAATGCAGAAGGAACCAGTCAAGCAGCAATAGCAGGTAGTGATTATACCTATGCTAACATTGACGGTGCTAGTTCAATGCTTACAGGTGGTATTCCTAACACAGATACTGGTGTAAGTTCTGCTTATGCTATTGGTAATCTAACAGTTCCATTAACAAGTTCCAGTGTAAGAACTGTTGAACAACTACAAGTCAGGGCTCGTAACGTCAACGGCATTGGTAGTTATGCAAGCATTAGTGAAAAAGTGCAGGTTCACACTGCTGCACAGAGCGGGATTAGCGAGATAGCAATAGCAGTTAGTGATAGTCTGGGTGCTGATTTTGATGACGATGGTATTCGTATATTTGACTTTAATGCAGCAACCACAGATACACCCAGCTTCAATGGTGCTACTAATTTTTATACTAACAGTCCGTACTCAGAGGCCAGTGATCCTGGAGTAGAAGGAACTAAAGAAGCAACTATTAGATTGGGTGTACTCAAGTACGATGTAACAGATTACAGTTCAGGTTATTTGCCAGTAGGTCCAGATCGTAGCGGAGATACAGGCACACAGTATTTCACATTTGCGTTCCGTAGATCTACAATGAGTAACTTTGATATTAATATTACAAGTTCAGGTATTGCAGGACTATGGATAGCAGCACCTGGTACCAGTATTGACAGTGCAAGTAGTCTTAACGGTTGGTTAGACGCTAGTACAACCTATGCTGGAAGTGGTGTTCCTGGTAGTAATACTGGTAATGGTGGTAACGGCAGTAACGGATGTGCGTTTACGTCTGGTGACAGAATTGCAGCAAGCACATCACTTAGTGGCGGTTATACAATGACACTGGGTAGTGAAAACGGTAGCAATGCTACTGGCAATGTAGTATTAGTACGTATTGCTCTAACAAGTGGCCAGAGCGTAACTGCTCTTAGCGTAGGAGTTGCTGCATAATGGCTATTACAGATACCCAGAAAGTTGACTACCTTTGGAAAAAACTAGGTTACGGCGCCGCTAAAACTGATACGAATGCTCTTAAAAAAGCACCAAACGAAGCTATTAGTAGTCCGCTGCTATTACGTGGCGATAAAGTTTGGAAGATGGCAAGTAGTATTCCAACTACTTTGCCAGCATCCAGTACTGGTGTAGTTACAGTTTATCCCACAAGTGGCCCGCAAGAATGTACAGCAGATAATACAGCAACAGTAAATAGAACTTGGAAAACAGGACTGTTAAATTGGATTCCGCCAGAATTAGGATCCACTTATCAGGCTAAAGTTTACATTCATACATCAGGCGATGCTGCTAACGCAAGTACCGGAACACAAGTGTTCGCAACTGGCAGTGGTAATGACGACGAATGGTTCTTTGATTATCAAGCAGGTGTATTACATTTTATTGGTACTAATCTACCCAATGGTGTAAATTTTACAGGCAAGAGCGTTTATATTAGTGGTGGTCGCTACACAGGAGAGTTTGGTGTAGGCGCTAGTGCTACAGAACTAGGTGATTTTACTTTACGCGATAATGTACTTTCTACAACAAATAGTAACCAGGATATTATATTAGATCCGGCTGGAACTGGCAATGTTATTGTAAGCGGGACTACAAGTTTACAAATACCAGTGGGTGACACATCAGAACGTCCAGCCGGCGAAACTGGTATGATTAGATTTAATACTTCAAATACTCAAGTTGAAGTTTATAATGGTACAAGTTGGGTTGGTATTGGTAGTGTTGAAACCGTTTCGAGTGATGAATTTGATGGAGACGGAATTACAACAGACTTTACATTAAGCAGAAGTAGTACAACTGGTGCAGCAATTGTTAGTATAAATGGTGTTGTGCAAGAATATACAAATACCTTTAGTATTAGTGGAACAACATTAACATTTAATGAAGCGCCTGCCAGCGATGATAAAATACAAGTTCGTAACTTCTTTAGTGCGCAGGATGTTAATATTAATACCAGTGTTATAAAAGACGCAGACAATGATACAAAGATTCAAGTTGAAGAAACTGCAGACGAAGATGTAATCCGTTTTGACATTGCTGGTACAGAAAAAGCAACTATTGCAGCAAGCACTACAACAGTAAAAAATGATCTTGTAGTTGAAGGTGCTATTAAGAGCGACACATTTTATTTTGTAAAACGCAGCACCAATACCAATATTACCTATCCTGGTAGCTATGGTGCAGTAACCATAGACTATGAAGATGCAGGTGACGATTATGGTTCAACTGATGCTATGTGGGATAGCAGCACTGATAGATTTACTCCTACTGTAGCAGGACTTTGGTATATCCGAGCTAGTGTTGATTGTTATTCTGGAGCAACAGAGGAAGGCGGTGTAAGCATTTTAAAGAACGGTAGTCTTGTAACACAGATCAGCCATGTTGGTGCTATTAATCCAGCCGCAACAACTCATCTTTACATGAATGGCACAACCGATTATGTGCAATTTACAGCATACACTCAGAGTGCCAGGACCCGAGGGCAAAGTGCTCAAAAAAGTTTCTTTGAAGCATTGCTTGTAAAACAAGCAGAGTAGTTGGGTAAATCTACATTAACAAAAAAATAAGAATACAAACTAGTGAGGTTGGCCACTAGCCCTCCCTAAAAAAAGCTCCAAAAACGGTGCTTAGGCAAACAAAATAGTCTATTCAGTTTTTAGTTCATCGGTTACTATTGCTTGCAATATATTTTCTTGACCTCTTAACACTAAAATATCTATTTTTTGATTCGGTTCTACCCCATCCAGTGCTTTTCCAACATCGGTTATATTATTAATAATATGATTATTAATTTTTTCTAGTATATCTCCGGCTTTAAAGCCTGCCTTATCCATTGGCCCACCGGGTTGGATTTGTTTAACTATTACAGTACCGTTAGATTTATCCACTGACATTGCTATACCAATTCTACCGCGACTAATCTTACCATACTTGATTATTTTTTTTATTATGCTATCAGCACTATTGCTTGTAACACTAAAGTTAATGCCAATGCTGCCGGCGCTGCCCGGACTCATTATAAAACTGTTTATACCTATGACTTTCCCATTTTGATTAAATAAAGGTCCGCCACTGTTTCCTGGATTAATACTAACGTCAGTTTGAATCACTTCTTGCCAGGTATTGGAGGTTCTTTTTTTAACCGCGCTTATAATACCCTGCGTTACGGTCCATTCTTGCCCCACTGGATGACCAATTGCAAACACAGGTTCACCTTGATCGGTGTTATCACTGTTTCCAAATTCTAATGCTTTTATTTTGTTTAATAAATCACTGCCCTCGGGCGTTTTCATTTTTAAAACAGCAATGTCACTGAGTTTGTCTGTACCTACAACTTTTGCTTCATATTGTTTCAGATTGTCATAAAAGTATACGTAAATTATATGCGATTGATTAGCCTGGCCACTTACAACATGATTATTAGTAATAATATATTTTTCATTTAGAATTTTTATAATAAAACAACTACCAGTGCCACTTGTATATTCTTGTTGTTTCTTTAGTTCAGGTTTATCAAAAAACTCTTCAAATGGATTTTTTTCTATTTTAGGTCCTGTGCTGTCTATTACCGTAGTTCCTACAACAGTTTCAATTAAACACACACTTTTTTTTAATTTTTGTATTTTTTCTACAAAATAATGTGCATTAACGTTACTTGAGTACAAAACTACCCAGAGGCTTGCTACTACTAGCATCAATTTTTTTAACATAATTGTTTATTTTCCTTGTTAGAGCACTTTTTGATTGTGCTAAGTTTTTACTATAGCATTTATTACAATAGTGTGTATTAGATCTTCTATTATACTCCTTGCTAGTTCGTTTGAACTCCTTGCCACAACAATCACACTTTAAAACATAATATGTTCCCAGTGTTTTTACTATTTCTTTTTTACCATTTCGAGTTCTAGTAAAAGAACCTAGGTATCTTTCTGTTCCAAGCAACATGTAATTATTTAGCAAACGGCTTAATTAAAATTGTATAAATATATTAAAATAACGGAGAAAACATATGGCTCAACAAACAGTTAACATTGGTGCATCAGCAAATGATGGTACCGGAGATGCTTTACGCACAGCTTTTGATAAAATCAATGACAACTTCACAGAATTATACAGTGTTACGGCAGCAGGATCAGGTAATAATGTTGCTATTAGTGGAAATAGTATCATCAGTGAAAACAGCAACGGAGATATAATCCTAGACCCTAATGGTACAGGAAATGTAGTTATTGCTACTGCCGCAAATTTTAGAATTACTGATCACACCGATAATGCAGTAGTATACGTTGATAGTGATGGCGATGTACAATTCAGTAGCAGTTTAACATTTGATGGCACAGATTTAACCGCTGCTAGTGCTAAAATAAGTGACTTAACCAGCGGCCGCGTAACTTATGCAGGTACAAGTGGCGCTTTACAAGATAGTGCTAATCTAACATTTAATGGAACTACATTAACTACTACCGCCTTAACTGTTGATAGTATTTCAATAAATGATAACAATATTACTTCTAACGTAACAAATGCTAACATAGTCTTAAGCCCAAGTGGGACCGGAACAGTTGATCTTGTTGTACCATCACAAACCACAGTTGGCGCAGCTGGCGCGGCAAACGCTCTACCAGCAACACCATCGGGTTATGTTAAAGTAGCTATAAACGGCGTAGAATATGTAATACCATACTATGCGGTATCCTAAGGAGTAACCAATGGCTAAACAAACAATTAACATTGGTACCAACCAAGATGATGGTACAGGTGACTTGCTACGTGTTGCTTTTCGAAAAATTAACGAAAATTTTTCAGAAATTTACAGTGAGATTGGCGGCGATAGTCTAAGTAACATTAATTTTAATGGTAGTACTATTTCAACTGATACCACAAATTCAAATTTAATTATAGATCCCAACGGAACAGGCAAATTAGTTGTAACAGGCAATCAAGATATTAGTGCAGATCTACACGTTCTTGGAAATCTAACAGTTGATGGAACATCAACACTTACTGGTGCTGCTACACTGTCAAGTACATTGGCAGTTTTGGGTAACACTACACTGAGTGGGACATTAAGCGTTACTGGCACAAGCACCCACACAGGAGCAGCAACTTTTTCGGGAACCTCTACATTTAATGATACTGTAACAGTTAACGCTTTGTTAAATGCTACGGGCAACATCGATCTAGGTGATTCTACCGCTGACACAATTACAGTAACAGGAAGATTTGACAGCAGTCTTGTGCCCAGTACAAGCGGTGATAATAATCTAGGTAGTTCAAGTCTACGCTGGGCTACAATTTACGCAACCGATATAGATGTGAGTGGTGATGTTACCATTGGCGGTAACATTACCATTGGCGACAGCGACACAGACAGCATTAGTATTACCGCTGACCTAACAAGTAACTTAATTCCTAATGCTGGTAGTACATATGACATTGGCAGTGTCAGCAAAACCTGGGCAAATGTTTATGCTGATAATATTACTGGAGACTTAACTGGCAATGTTACCGGCGACGTCACTGGTGATATTACAAGCACCGGAACAAGCACATTTTCTACAGTTGATATTAACGGCGGCGCAATTGATGGTACTACAATTGGCGCTACAACACCGTCAACTGGTTCTTTTACCGAACTAGACATAGATCTAATTAATATTGATACGCAAACAATCAGCACCACCAGTGGTGATTTAATATTAAACCCAGCTGGTAATATTAGTGCTAACAATAATCTTATCACACAAGTAGGAACACCAGTAAGTGGCAGTGACGCGGCCAATAAGTCTTATGTAGATTCTGTTGTCGCAAGTGGAGCAGAATGGACATTAGTTGATGATACGAGCACAGCAACCACTATAAGCAGCAACGAAACTTTAGCCGTGCGCGGCACCGGCAGCATCACAACCTCTATAAGTGGAGATACATTAACCATTAACAGTGCTGACACACTAGCCACCGTGGTCGCACGAGGGGCAACAACAGCAAATGTTATCACAGTTGGTGCTATTAATACAGATGGTATTAATATAAATGACAATAACATTATCACAACAAGAAGCAACGACAACCTAGTATTAAGTCCAAGCGGCACCGGCGCAGTAGATGTATCTACCAGTAAAATTATTAACATCACAGATCCTACCAATCCTCAGGACGCAGCAACTAAAGCATATGTTGACACACAAGTAAGTAGTGTGGGTAGTATTAGTTGGCAAACAGTAATAGTTGCTGATGGAAGTACAGTAACATCTGCGGCAAGCGGCAATGGTTACTTTATTGATACAACAAGTTTTGCTCACACAATACAGTTACCAGGTAGTCCAAGTTTTGGTGACGAAATTTCAGTTATTGACTATGCAGGCACTGCTGATACAAATAATATTACTGTAGATAGAAACGGTAATGCTATACAAGGAGCAGCAAGTGATCTAACAGTAAGTACAGAACGTGCAGGCTTTACATTAGTTTATAGCGGCGCTTCACAAGGTTGGTTATTAAAGGATAGATAATGGCAAATTACAGAGCAATAAAATACGATTTACCAGCAGCAGCAAACTTCTCCGGAGTTAGTGTTAGTAATTTAAGTGTTAGTGAAGAAGCAGTGACAGCACACGAAGCTGCACTTACTATTACAGAATCACAGATTAGTGATTTAAGCCATACTAGTACTGGAAACTTCTCATTATCTAACAATACTATCTCAACCAACAATGGCGACGATGGTATTGATTTATCTATTTCGGGTGCTACATCAGATGATCCGCCTGCATTGGTTATGCGTAAATGGCGTTTCTCAAACGATGGCACTATTCAGTTCTTAGATCCATTCTTAAGTACACCGTTAACAGATGGAACTATCTCAACTACCAAGATTGGGCAGTGGGATGATGCTTATGGCTGGGGCGATCACTCTAGTGCAGGTTACTTAACAAGCGTATCACTTGGCGATCTAAGTGTCACAGCAACAGCAAGTGAAATCAACACACTAGATGGTATTACTGCTACTGTAACAGAACTTAACTATGTGGATGGCGTTACAAGTGCTATTCAAACACAGTTAGATTCTAAAGTGGAAAGCGATACAACAGGTATCACCGGTGCAGACCAAGTTACTAACATTGTTTCACTTACACAAGCAGAGTATGATGCTATTGGCACACCTAATGCATCAACTATATACTTTATTGTAGGTTAGTGTTATGAAGTTTGGTTCAAATACTATTGACGCAATTAAACTAGGATCGTCAACAGTTAATAAAATCTATGTTGGTAGCACACAAGTGTGGCCCACTGGCGGCCTACAACTATACTACGATCCGGACAATACTTCCAGTTATTCAGGCTCAGGGACAACAGTAACAGATTTGTCTACCAATGCTTATACCACAGGACGGCTTGAGAATGGGGTTGGATTCAATGATGGTGTTTTTACACTCAGTGATGGTGTTTTTACATTTGATGGTACAGACGATTATATTGATACCAATCAAAATATTGCAATATCAGGCAGTTATACACTAAATGTCTGGGCTAAAAACACCAGCGATACATCAGATTTTAGAATGTTGGTGGGCACTGAAACAAGTGATGGTTCGTCTTGGAACTACAGACTCTATTATCGATTAAGCGATGGTAAAGTGGTCGGCGACGTAAAAGTTGCCGCAGGTCCTGTTGAAGATGAAGTAGTAAGCACAGCCGCTTACAATGACAGTGAATGGCATATGCTGACATTCGTAAGGAACACTTCAACTGCAAAACTCTACCTGTACATAGACGGTGTGTTGGATACAGAAGAAACAGATGCCACTGCCGCCCTTGATACCAGCAATGCTCAAGAAATGTGGATCGGCAGGAGTCCTTATCTAGGAGGCAGTTATCCATTTGGCGGTAGTATTGGTGAAGTAAAGATTTACAATAGTGCTTTGACAGCCGATGAGATATCAACCAACTACAACGATTCAGTAAACGGTTATCGAGGTATGCAGATATCATTGGATGGTTTCGAATACAGTGGATCGGGCACCAACTGGCCTGACAACACAGGCTATGGCAACAACGCCACGCTGGTTAACGCTCCCACCTATTCCACTGTAAATATGGGACAGTTTGATTTTAACGGATCCACACAGTATGTCAATATGGGATCCACACAGCAACCTACTAGATCACAAGGATTTAGTTTTAATGTGTGGATCAACTTTGACAGTTTGTCAGGTTGGCAGACTTTTGTGGGGCAAGACAGGTCAGGAGATTCAGTCGGGCGTGGTGCTTTCTACTTCCAGAAGGCCACGGATGGATCAACAGGTGGTGATGGCACATCCAACACAGTTTGTATCAAGATTGTGGACACATCCGACAATACTATCTACGCTGAAGACACTACCACAGTCACCACAGGTGTGTGGTATAACTTTGTGGCCACAGTCAGTGCAACAGAATTAAAACTTTACAAAAACGGCACATTGGTCACTACCAACTCTGACAGCACAGCGATGGCTCCTACCACTGGCGATATGCTGGCAGGTGCTGGATGGTATGCTGATGCGGTGGTGGACTATGTGAACGGCAAGATGCCCATCATCCAATACTACAACAAAGTTTTGACGGCGGATGAAGTGTCGGCATTATACGGACAGTACAGTTACAGATACACTGCGGCTGCATCAGGCCTGTACGCACAGTATCTGGTGGAAGATTACAGCGGCTCAACTCTAACGGATTCCAGCGGCAACAGTCGCAATGGCTCCATTGTGGGTGCCACCTACAACGCAGGTGGTTACTTCACTCTGGATGGCGTGAACGATTATCTGGTCACAGACAATATGTATGGTGCCATCAGCGCCGCGGACACGCACACTGTGGAGATGTGGGTCTACGCCAATGCCACAGACGATTGCTTATGGAGTGATCTGGGCACCACCAACAATCCAGCCACATCAGGCTATCACTTCGCTGGCGCACAGATAATACAGGTGGGACCATTCCACCAGATCATCACAGGACTGTGGAACGGCACGGCCATCACTCGTGCTGTGGCGGGTTCGGGTTCAATGACGGGTGCCTGGAAGCACGTGGTCAGGACCTACAACGGCACCACACTGACGGGATATGTCAATGGTACTAGTGCGGGCAACACAGCAATGACATTCGACAGTCCCAAGGATGACGGCACGAGCAACTGGTACCTGGCGTTTGGCGCACAGGACACAACCACCTATTCAGGTTCCACAGCAGGTTGGTTAAATGGTAACATAGGTATTATCCGTGTATACGATCGTGCGTTAAACAGTTCAGAAGTACTAGCCAACTACAACGGCTCAAAAGCCAAGTACGGATTATAAGATAAATACTTGTAATTAGAGGAGTCGCTATGCCGGCACCTATCTGGATTACACCTCCTGGTGATTTGGGAACAATTAATACACATACTATCCCGGCTGGTACAGGAACATTAGCACTAACCAGTGATATTACATTTACAGCAAGTTCAACTGATACATTAACAAACAAGAGTGGTAATATAAG